GTATAAAAATAGTCTGCCCACTCACAATTACCTTTCCCAAGATACTTATCATAATATAATTCTTTAACTGCTGGAATAATAAGAGCAATAATCATTCCAACTATTCCAAAATAAATTATAAGAACAAAAGAGAGAATAGTTCCCCAGAAAAAGTGTAATAATTTATCTTTTTGAATGTTTGAAAGTTTTTTTAACATCAGGTACTCATTCTTTTGTGTACTCTACCCATAATCTTTGTCTTTGCTTTTTTATCAGGGTCTTGTCCTGTTTCTTTTTTATAACTTGCAGTCTCTTGATCTTTCATTATATTTCTTAATTTAGTTTCACCTTTTCTTGTTATCTTCATTCTCTCTGCTCTAGTCATACCAGATGCCTTTTGTGGTTTATAATCAGGACTTACTTTTGCCTTTGCTTTCTTTGCTAGTAACTCATCAGCAGTTTTAGGTTTAGCACCTGCCTTTGCTGCTCTTCTTTCCATTGCTGCTTTTCTTTGTGCTGCTTTAGGATCTAATCTTGCACTACCTCTTTCTTTAGTTGGTTGTTGTTCTCTACCTGCTGGTGATCTCTTTACATTACTCTGCCCTATATCTTTTCTATCCTTATATGTCTTTGCAGGTGCCATCTTACCACCACCTACTGCTTTCATTCTTCTCTTCTCTGCATCAGTTTGTTTTCTCTTAGGTGCTATTCTTCCACCCTCTCCAGTTTTCTTTATTTGTGAACGTCCCATTACATCCTTATCATAAGTTGCCTCACATAGAGACATAAATTCTAAGAATGACTTTTTCATTGGAAGTATAATTTCTTTCATTTATTATTTATTTCTACCAGACATCAGGTGTACCCAAGTCCTCAACATATACTTTTAATTTTTCATTTGGTAAAACATCTAATGTTTTTGACCAGTCTATATTATGAGGATTAAAATCCTCTTGAACATCTAACTCTAAAGTAACCCTGTACTTTGATTGAGTTTGATCATAAACGTAACTAATTGGCATGAGAAAACCCTGAGAGACTACCTTTTACTAGTATAAAGAAAATAATCCAAGTTGTCAAGAGATCCAATTAATAAAGTGACCATTGTAACATAATCATAACACTATATATGGTATCTCTGTACTAGACTTGTATATTTTAGTTCTCAGGTCTAAAGTTTTCTAAATGAAATACATTTGAATTAATTTGTTCTATGTTCTTATACTCTGGATTAGCTTGAGCAAAAGAATAATTTGTGTCCTCTACTAATTTATTTGTCAGTTTGCATAAAGCATCCAATACCTCTCCATTGAGTTCAGAGTATGAAGCATCCTCAAAGATTCTTTCCTTTACATAATCTAATGCTGCAAGATAAGAATCTGCATTGTCTTCAAAGTTCTTTAGATACTTAACACTATCATCAGGGGAAAAGAAATCTGGTACTGGCATGAAATTAAATAATTTATTCTTTATAATAGGATAATTTCTACTGAACGTCAAGTGGTCTGTATTGTTGTGACTTGTATGCACCATAACTTACCTGTTCTTGATCTGGATCAGAGTTATCGTGTTTACTTACTCTCCTTCTTACATATTCCAACTCATGCCAGTTTGGTTGGTAACAACATAGACAAACATGAATATTTTTATGTAAGAATGTAGTTAAGTCACATTGCTTTCTAGGTTTTGTTGCAATCTCTATTGAAATATACCTTGATGGTTTATTCCATCCCTTTTTAGGTTCTATTGGACTTGCTTTAAAATATACCCATCCCTCATGCACCATGCCTAGTGCTGTAGTCCAACGAACATAATCGTTTACTTGAGGATCATACATCAGCAAATCTCCTGTGTGGAATTATGATTAGTTATCAATTCAAAAACCTACTTTTTTTCAAAGTTGTCTTGCATTAAACTGATTAGATTTTTTAAGTTTGTTATTTCTTTGTTCTTCTGATTTACCTTCTCTTCCAATTCTCTTACATGTTTCTGAAGAGATGGAACCAAGCTTGCGTTATTGGTCATAACTCTCTAAGTTAAAAATGAGGAAACAACCTTTGACTCTGAGTTGTGTTCCACTTCATATTTATCTGATTTTGATATGTTACCCCTTAGTTTTCCATAATATTCTAAGAAATTGTCTTGATCTTCTGCAACAATCAAATCAAAACACTCTTCTTCAGTACCTGCAACTACATTCCAGATTCCACCATATTCAGACTGAGGAAATGGTACAAAATGATCAACAATGTACAAGAATTTCATTTTCTCCAATAATTTTTTTCTAATATTATAGTGACAGTATAATGTATTAGAGGTCTTTTGTCAATTCAAAGTGTGAATATAATATTCTACTCCAATGCTTATGTTTCTCTTCTAGGTCTGAAATTTTATCTCCTAGATTTAATTGCTTCTCTAATAATTCTACCTTAGTAAGTGTTAATTCTTCAGAATAAAACTTAATTGGTTGCTTTCCATGTAAATTGTCGCCACTCATAAATGATTCTCCTTTGTTAAATTTGTTAGTTGACTATCTGCATCTTTCTTATCATCTCTAGGCGTTGAAACTCCTCTTTTAGGTTGTAATGAACTTTGTAAGACTCTGTTGTAACATAGTATCCAACAATATCATTACCATCACAAGAGTACCCATACCCCTTTACCTTTTCCTTCTTGCCATCAATCGTCATTGTCTTGGAACCACCCAAGTATGATTGATATTTTTGATCCAAAGGAATCATTTGTTACCTCCAATAAGAACAATATCTTGATATTATAACATTATCTATAAAAAATTAACTATTCTTAACATTATCTTTAGAGTTCCTCAATATAACTTAATCAAATGAACCATCTAATGAGTCTAAATCACTACCATTTCTTTGTTTTTTGGTTGGTATTGGTTTAATATTGCCCTCTTCATCTTCATAGTGTGTAGGATCATAGTAAGATGGTTCCTCTATAATTTTACCCAACTCATCATTTAATTTCTTCTCTTCTTCTAATGCTTTAGCAATCTCATCATAATTCATTTGATGACCTCCCAATTGTTATCGCATTCTTTATTCAATTCAAAGGAATATTTGTTTGTAATTGAAGAAAGATAATAGGTGTGTATATCTTCTTTAGTCACTCTACAAGAGTGCAATCCATTCATATAAACGTTAAATTTCTCTTCTGCATCTGTGGATTTAGGTTTCACATAAACAAATTTCTGTTTAATTAGTGCCATAATAATGTTTTAAGTAAATCGAGATAGACTTTGATTAAACCAGACAAAGCTAGTTATGTATTTTGGGATTTCAAGAACCCTGTATGTTAAGATTGGATAATTTATTAAAGAGAATCTTCTCCATAGACTCTGCTTCCTCCTCACATTGAGGTAGTCCTTTGACATGTTGATACACATGCCATAACTCATGTACTAGAGTCGTAAGATAAGTTTTGTAGTCAAGTTTGTTATGGATTTCTATAAGGAAAGTTCTAGGTTTTGATAGACTTCCCTCCACCATACACCACCCAAAGACACCATCACTTTCTAGGTTCTTATAGACCAAAGAAATGTCTAGATGATGTCTAGGTAGATATTGACTCTTAAACCACCTTAAAACCCTCTCAGAGGTGCTTCTATGCTTGTCTCCTATGATACTAGTATAGAGCATGACGAATGATAATTTGTGTCAATCTAACACCCCAGTTCATGGCAACCATGAAACTTGAGATGAATATTAATTTTTCTGTGCCTGTCAGTTGCATCAAATATGAATGAACTATCTTTATTCTAACTTATTTTCAGCACCTTGTCCATCTTATAGGACACTTATTCTATTGTCCTAGTCTGCAGCCTCTGCTGTATTTCCAGCATCCACCCAAGCAAGGTAGTCTTGATACTGTGTATTATCATTGTCAAATGGAATTTGCCATTGAATACCATTAATAGTTCCAAAAACTAAAGTTTCAGTATTTGTAGATGGATCTTTAACTAATTTGTAAATTGGATCTGTTGGATAAGCCATATGTTTAAATTTCTGATAAAAAATCAAAGTAACCAGATGTGGTACCTGCTCCCCTGACCATACCACCTGAACCACTTGAAATACTATCAGCGGTCGTAACTCTTATAGCAGTGGTATCTTTAGTAGAACCACTATCTGCTATTATGAAAGCACTAATAGCACCACCTAATCCTAAATTTGCATAATTACCCATAGTAGATTGATATGTCATACTAGGAGCAGCTCTCATTGTTGTTGGGAAAAAGATATTTTGACTACGTTGATCTGTATTTCCATAAGACATCCAACTAAAGTATTGCCCATATCCATAATCTAGTTTATATCTGTAGAAGTATCTCTGGCAACGTCTAAGTTCTTCAGGATATCCACAATATTCATATGGTGTAGCAGCAGGACCCATTTCAACTTGAACTCCTGTCACACGCCAAACAGAGTTACTAGTCTGCATTGGAGAAACTGCACCTGATGGACCTCTAG